ACACTGTTCTGAGATTAGCAGTTGGGGAGACAAGGCAAAGGAGTTTGCAGTTGCCTTGCAGAACTGTGTGATATCGGGGTACGGGACTGAGATATGGTTGGAGAGCACCGCAAAGGGTGTTGGAAACATGTTCTACGAAGAGTTCTGGAGAGCATGGCGAGGGGAATCGGGGTTTAGGCAAGCATTCTTTCCTTGGTTTGTATTCCCTGAGTACAAAACTAAGCTCAACGAGTCTGAGTTACGTGGAGACAAGTTCAAGAGTGATCTTGGGACTGTCAGGAGGTATGGGGGCAAGGAGGAGATTGCCCTTCTAGGGACAACCAAAAATTACAAGACTGAGAGTGGGTCCGCGCATTTTGAGGTTACATTGGAGCATCTCAAGTGGAGGAGACTCTGCATTGATACACAGTGTCAAGGGGATTTGATGCTCTTCAATCAGGAATACCCAGTTACAGAGGAATCCGCATTCATATCATCAGGAAGATCGGTGTTCAGCGTTGCAGCAATGAACAAATTAGCTATTTCGTCCAATTCTATCTATGAGACGAAGCCCCCTGAGAAGTATAGAGTCCCTGTGAATGAGTACAGAACAAGCAGGACAGGGATTCGCTCCATGAAGTATTACCTTGATCCAGATGAATTTGGAGAGCTTCAGGTTTGGAGTCATCCGGTTTTTGAGCGGGAATACCGAATTGGGGCTGATGTCTCAGAGGGTTTGGAGATTGGGAGGGATACTGACTGGAGTACAGTTTGCGTCATTGACGCAGAGACTCTTGAGGAATGCGCCTTGTGGAGGGGGAAGCTTGATCCCGACTTGCTTGGTTGGGTATGTAGTTCAATTGGGACATACTACAATCATGCAATGCTTGGGGTGGAGAGGAACAATCATGGATTGACAACTCTGACAAGTCTTCGGAATCTGCATAGATATCCGAACATGTACTTTGAGCGGGTGCTAGACGAGAGAACGGCTAGGAAGCAAAAGAAGCTAGGATGGAATACTACCCTGAAGTCAAAACCCTTGATGGTGAACAATCTTCGGGAGTTGGTGCGGGAGGATGAGATCAATATAAGATCAAAGGAGATAATCCATGAGATGAATACCTTTGCACACCACCCTGACGGGAAGATGGGCGCACAGCACGGGAGGTTCGATGATTGTGTGATTGCACTCTGTATTGCCCTGATGGTGGCTAGGCTTTACCCTCCTTCCCTAAGAAGGAAGGAGGAGAAGAGGAGGAAGCAGGTTGAATCCGAAATACCTATTTTTCAGTTTCAGTGATTTTTTTCTTGACACTTGTTTGAGGATTGTGGTATAACTGAAATTCAATGAACGGGATGCGGTGGTCGTGTCCCGGTTCTTTTTGAACCGTTCATAAATATGAAAGGATATAATGGCTACTTTAGAAAGTGCCTTTTGGCATAAAGGCCAACGAGATTTGGTCGGTAATATGGCTTTGGGGAATATGGCCTTGGCGATGGATGGGAGTGAGCAATGCTCTTGGTCTGCAATACCATTCATGATTGATGGAGAAGTCCGGACTCTTACTGCTGATGGAGCAGGTTCAGATACTATTTTAGTTGTAGCACAGATGACTGGCTTGCTCCATGCCAACAACCCTGCTAAGACTATAACTGATGATTCGTCAACCTCGACAAGGACTGTTCGCCAGAACTTTTGTGGTCTATCTGTAGAAGCATATGCTCATGTCTACTGCACTGTAACTGTGGAAAAGCATGGCACCATTGGGACTAACTCCACGCTGCAAGCACAGGGTCATTTCTATGCCGGAGAGATCGTAGGTAACAGTGCGTCTCATGCGAATGGTGTGCAAACTGCACGAAGGCCCGTACTAGACTTGACGGACGAAGCTGTGATTGCTGAGATTTACTTCGACAACACCACTGCTGGTGCTTTGGTTGTTGGAGCAGCTACTACGCGAGAGTACATGGATGGTACTACGGCTGGGCATATCAAGAATTTGGCATACGTCAACGCCTATTGACAACTGGGGGGTGAAGGTGGACTAGCCCCTAGTACCCTCCGGTTTGCCTGATCCCCCTCTTCTTTGAGGAGCGATGCCAGAATACACAGAGGAAACTCCTCCATTGGAAGTGGGGGGGTCCAAGGTTCCTACAACGGATAGTCTTGCGGAGCTTGTGCAAGACTATTTCCTTCAGGCGAAAGAGTATCGTCAGGAGGATGAGGAAACGTGGCGTGGAGCATATGATGCTTACAGAGCCTTGCATCCCGAAAGGGTTGACAGGGTTTTGTCCTTGGCGAAGAAGAATGGTATTTTCATCCATCTTGTTCGTAGGCGTGTGAATTCTGCACGGGTAAAGATAACTTCCCTGCTTTTCGAGTCAGGGAAGATTCCATTCACAATTTCCCCGAATTACAATCCTAAGTTTGCAGCCCCTGATCTTCAGCAGCTTCCTCCGGGTGAGGTTGTTGAAGAGGTCAAGACAAGGGCAGAACGTATGGAGAATATCATACGGGATATCCTTCGTAAGACAGATTATATCGGGGTTATCGGCGATACTGTTCTTGAGATGTGCTTGTATGGGACGGGGATAACCAAGTCTATTGTTCTCAAGAATTATAATTATCCTGTTTACCGAACAGCACGACAAGACCCTGAAATCCTCAAGGCGGAAGACCTCCTTGAATCGGAGATGATCCCGATGATTGAAAGGGTTTCCTTGTGGGACATATTCCCCAACCCTGAAGCTAAATCTATAGATGATTGTGACTGGGTTATACAAAGAGCTTTCTACTCGGCGCAGCAACTAAGAAATCTTTCCCAACAGAATGGTTTCATTGAGAAAGCGATAGAGGAGGTTTTGGAGAGAGGGCTTGGAATTGATGAGGGAGCAGATCAGTCGGAGTCTCCATCACGGTATAACAAGCATAGGGGAGATCGCATTAAGAAGTATCAGGTCTTGGAGATGTGGGGAGATATTCCTGCCGAAGACTTGGAACCTTATATGGATGTCTCAAAGAAGATGAAGGGGACAAACATATCTGTTTGCATCACTTCTTGTGGAGACAAGGTTCTTCGGGTTGTCACAAATCCGTTTGATGGGAGGATTCCATTTGACTTCTGTTACTGGGAGAGAAACACAGAGAGTGTCTGGGGTGATGGGATTTTCTTCTCTATTCGTGATTTGCAGGATATTACCAACTTTGCTTTTGCTCAGATGGTGGAGGGCAAGGCTCTCGCATCAAATCCTATGTCTGTTGTTGATCCACAGGCATTTGACGAGGGAGAAGACATTGAGAACATCTATCCCGGTAAGGTTATTAAGGTTCGCCCCGGAAATGATGTTCAGTCTGCATATCGTTCTGTGATAATCCCTGATGTAACCGGGGGGCTTGACAGATTGATCGACTTACTTGAAAGACAAGCGGATATTGCTTCAGGACAGTCTGCAATAGGATTGGGAGAATCGGCTCAGTATCAGACGAAGACTGCAACAGGAATGTCGATTCTGCAATCAAATGCAAATAAGCTTACTGCTGAGGTTGTCCGTTCTGTGAGTAATATGATCTCAAGGAATATACAAGCAATCTATCATTGGGTGATGTCTGACTCAGAGGATTCTTCACTCAAGGGTGATTATGACTGCGAATCAACCGGGTTTATGCAATATGTCGCAAAAGAGGTTCATAACACTCAGTTGCTGTCATTGATGCAAGTGCTTACACAAAATCCTGATTTGAGGGAGTATGTGGATATGGGTAGTTTCGTAAAACCAGTATTCCGCGCATTCAGTCTTGAACCAGAAGGTATGGTTCTCACTCCGGAAGAGAAGCAGCAGAAGGATCAGGCAACGGCAGAACAGATGCAACAGATGCAACAAGCGGAGATTGCGGCGAAACAAGAGATAATGCGTCTTCAATCCTTGCTGCAAGAGAAGATTGCTGTTAGTTCTGATGAGAGGAAACGTGAGATCAATGAACGTGAGATTCTAATGACTCAAGGCAACACACTTACAAATGATGTTGACTTCTCTGATGATTCAATCTTGATTCAGGAAGAGGTTCAGCAAGCACAGGCTCAAGAGATACAACAAGAGATGATGGGCAAGGAAGAAGATAAGCAATTGAAGAAGACGGAGGAAAATATAAATAAGGAACAAGCTGATGTTCGTAAGGCTGGAGGGGGAGGCCAACCGCAAAGAGGCGGACCCCCACAAGGAGGTGGACCTCCGCAACAAGGTATGAGTCGTGCTGCATAAGTAGTATGATTCCATCAGATACTGGGAATTACATCGCAAACATTCGGACTGATCCGAGATGGCTTGCGTTTTCAAAGTATATCGAGTCTCTTATAAGTGAGAGGCAAGAAGTTTTATCGGCAAATCTTATTTCAAGTGAAACCGATAAGTCCAAGGCCAATTCCCTGATCGGAGAGATCAGAGCATTCAGGGAGATTGTGTCGTTGCCGCGAAAGCTGGCAGAAAAGGGACAGAAGGGTATTCCTTCGGGAGAGTGAAGCTCACCCCGTAAATAATCACAAATAGGGGCAAATGGCAGAAGAAGTATCTTGGGAAGATGTTCCCGAATATGATGAAGAGGATCAGCAACAGTCCGTACCTGTCGAAGATATAGAACAGAGCGAGACTGAGGAAGAGTACGAGGAACCTGATTCTGAGGAAGAACCTCAAGAGGAAGAAGAGGAAGAGACTCAGGAGGAGGAAGTTGACTGGGAGGATCGCTACAAGAACCTTGAAGCATCCCACTCCCGCAGGGGGAATGAGGTACATTCCCTGAAGCAGGAGAAAGAGTCACTCAGATTGGAGAAGATTGAGATCAGGCAGCAACTCCAAGAGATGAGTGACATGCAGGAGAAGCTCAAACAGTTCGAGACAAAAGCGAAAGAGGAACCCGACCCATTTGACGATGAGCGATACTGGAGCGATGAGGAACGCGAGATACTGAGGGAATACCCCGAAGTAATGGCAGTCGCAAACAAAATCGCAAAGCGGGAATCTGCACGTTCACTGAAGGGTTTTGCCCCAAAGGACGAATCTTCCAAGGAAGAGATTGAGGAACTCCGCAATAGCGTCAGTGAGTTAGGAGACTACATCTCCCGTCAGCAAATGTTTGCGGAACTTGACAAACTTGTAGGTACAGTTTGGAAAGACATTGACAATGACCCGAAGTTTTACGATTTCGTGAATGAGTCAAAAATCCGCTACCGCGCAATGGACACAGGAGATTTGGAAGAGAAGGCTGAGGTTTTCAACGCATATCTTGAGACTCAAGTTGGGCAGAAAAGACATCTTCCCCAACAGGAGGAACCCTCCCCTACTCCACGCCAAAATCAACGGAGACAAGCCGCGCAAGGACTTGTAAAAGGTAGTGCATCTCGTGCAAGCAAGCCGCAAGGGGAGCTTACGGGGGATGCCTTGTGGGATTCCATCCCCGATCCAGAATAAAGCTTTAACATGAAAGGTTAAGATGGCTTTTACTGCTGGCACTAAGGGCGGAACTGGGACTCTCCAATCTACCTCCGGTTTTGGAGCGAAGTATGGAGAACTCAGCGATGCAGATGCTTTCACTATTCAAAAGAAGTTTCTGGTAATCAGCAAGAAGTTGGTTACTATGGCGCGTTTCGCGCAGAGGGATACAAAACCCCTTCATGAGGGGAAAGATGTCCGTTGGAGACGCTATGAGCGTTTCACTGTTGATACAACGGCATTGAGCGAGGGAGTGACTCCGGCATCGGACACCCTTCAACAGACCACAATCTCACTAACGCTTTCCCAATACGGGAAGTGGGTTCCTGTCACCGATGTCATGATGGCTCTCTCAACTGATCCGATTGTTCAGCAGATCACTGAGCGTCAGGCAATTCAGATGGCTGAGACGATGGATACATTGGCTTACAATGTGTTCAAAGCGGGAACGAATATCATTTATCCCGGCGGTGTTACTACAAGGGCAACTGTAGTTAAAGGTATCGGTAATGGAGTTGCTTTTACCGAAGCTGATACTGCTGATGCCAAGAATATCTCGAATGCTGTAAATACCTTGGAAGGCAAGGATGCGGTTAAAATCTCAAGTGTGATTAAACCCGCTTCTTTAGATGCTACCGAACCTGTCGCAGAGGGATTTTTCGGGATTTGTCATCCGGATGTTCGTGGTGATATTGAGGCAATCAAGGGTTTTGTTCCTGTCGAGAAGTATGCAAATTACGGCGCAGTCTTGTCTGGTGAGATTGGTAAAGTCGGTTTGGTTCGCTTTATTGCAACCACACTTGCTACTGCACTTCCGGGTAATTCCGGCGAGGTTGGTGGTTCTGCTGTTGCAGGGCTTCGTAATGCTACACTTGATGCCACTAAAGTTGCAATTTATCAGACTCTTATCTTTGCAAGGGACGCAGTAGGTTGTGTGTCTTTGTCTGGACAGGGTGCTGTTACTCCAACTGTTGTGTCTCCCAAACCTTCTGCTGAAGACCCGTTGGGTCAACGTGGGAGTGTTGGATACCAATATTGGTATGGTTGCAAGATTTTGCAAGATAACTGGCTTGTTCGTATCGAACATGGCGCATCCAACTATGCGTAAGCTAATTGAGTGACGTTATAGGGAGTATAACGACAACGGGGGAACGGGTAGTCATTTACAATGATTACTCGCCCCCGTACAGACTCATACGAATCTCTCAGGAGGACATTGCCAAAGTATCGGAAGGCAGGGTCAATCCTTATTACGAGTATGACCTCACTCTCCCGTTGGGGGTTTTGCCCTCCGAGATTCGTTTAGTATGTTCGATCCCATTCGGGGAAGGTGTAAAAGCCTATGTTGGGAGAGTCTCTCCATACAGGGAGAGGGGGTTCTACATTGATGCGGCTGATTTAGCTGAAACAGGAGAATGGAGGAATCCTCCTGAGACTTGTTTCCTCCCGTTGGATAGCCGCTATAACAAGATACGGTTTGAAGTCGAATGCAGGAAGACTCCGAAAGATGGGTTGGTCTTTTTGCTAGTGGACTTCCGGTATCTGCAATAATTTGAAGATATGCCGCGCATTAACAATACGGTAATAAAATCAGCACAGACTCATCATGATGAGAATCTGTCTCTTGATTTTACAGTTCCCGATGGAGATATCATTGCTATGTCAGTTGATCAGGACTTGGGTAATGTTCCAGAAGGCTATGCAGTGATCGTGTTAGGGTACGGAGATCAAGCTGCGTATATGTATCCACAGTCTGTAACCTTGAATGGAGATACAATCTGGATTCCAAGGGCATCCAGACGTGCAATTCCTGTTGATTTTCTTAATATTCTTCTTGATGCAAAGGAGAAACGCTTAATACAACCGAAACCGGGAGCACCGGGGATCGAGTATGAGGCAAACCGTTTTGATGTACAGATTCTCAAGCTTCCTGAAGGAAGGGCAAAAGACCTGAAGGAGAAGATGGGGGTTATTCGGGAACGTGCAGAACGACAACAAATTCATGTAGCGTAGTAAAATGCCTTATCATATTGTCAGTAAGAAGCCCAAAAAGAATAAGAAAAAGAAGAAGAAGCCCAAAACCGGGAAGAAGCCGGGAACCAAGAAATAAGGATATCATGGCCACCAAGAAACCGGAAAAACCTAAAAAGAAGAAGCCTCTCCCACCTCGTCCAAGACCTTATGGTAAAACTTGGAGTTTTACGAAGGGAGTCCTCCCAAAGGGAACTGGCCCAGAAGGAAAAACCAAGCATCTTGTTGCTGGAGGTCCAAGGAAATATAGCCAAAAAAAGAAATACATTGAGGACGAAGGAGGGACAGAAGTTACAACGGAGCGGGAACTTCGCAAAGGAAGAACGGGTGGCAAGAAGAAAAAGAAACCTTCTGTGCAAATGGGGATGAAGGGCAAGAAACAGGATATTAAAGCATCAAAGGGTAAAAAAATACCTCCTGCAAAGAAAAAACATAAAAAAGTTAAGCCTGTTTATGTGAAGATCGCAGAGAAGACAACCACAGGGACACCGTCTGATATGCCATTGGTGAAGCCCAAAAAGGGGGCTAGGTCAAAAGACGAGGGGATGATACATGATCCTCAAAAGATGACCGAGAAGAGACGTAAGATATTGGAGAGTCAGAAATGGGCATAGATTTGTTGTAGAATGATTAGGAAGGTTTCAAGAAAGGGTAAGAAACCCAAATGGGTTCTGTACTCTAAGAATGGAAGTAAGAGATTAGGGGAATTTGCCACACTAGAGGCAGCAAAAGCGAGGGAACGTCAGATTAACTACTGGAAAAGCAAAAAAGGATGACTCGCAAACAACTGCGCGAGAGTGTTGAGCGTTATCTTCAAGACTCCAAGAACGATAGATGGAAGGATGACGAGATCAATGCGTATATTGACGAGGCGCAGATGGAGTTCTGTAGACTTGCCAAGATAGTTGCTGCTGATGTCACCGCTAATCTTGTGACTGTTGATACTCGCAGAACCTTGGCAGTTTTGACTACTTCTGGAAGGACAATAACAGTTACATTGGTTGCTCCTGCTATACATACTCTTGCTGTTGGGGATAGTGTGCTGATCTCTGATACAACCGATAATTACAGAAAAGGTGGGCATTTAGTCACAAGTGTCCCATCTAATACTACTTCTGTATCTTCCTTCCAGTATCTTCTCCCAGATAATGTCTCTCAGACAACAAGCGAGACTGTCACAGTTGTAGAAACCGGACCAGTCTACACTAAGGATTCTACAATTCTTGAGATCACAAGTGTCACACTTGATGGACGGGAACTTGCCGCATATACACAATCCGATCTTGATGCCGCATCAAACAAGTACAAAAACAGTTCGATTTATGTGAGAACTGCTCTAGGTTCAACTCCATCTCCGTTCTCAAATCTTGATGCTGGTTCCCCTACAAGATGGCGGGATTCTCATGGACAGATCGAGGGGTTTGTAATGTCTCAGCGTTCTGCAACAACCTTCAGAGTGTTTCCTCTCCCAAGCAATGAAGAACATGTCTACATTGATAAAGATGCGTCTACTAAGGTATCGCAAACACTAAGGGTGCAGGGCGTTCTTAACCCCATTGCATTAGCTTCTGATACATCTACCCCACAAATTCCTGAGTCTTATCATGAATCGTTGGTTTATGGGGCGTTAGATAGGGCATATCTCAAGGAATCGCAGATGAGGAATATGGATAAGGCACAGTTATTCAGGGTTAAGTTTCTTGAGATTGCTGCTGAAGCGAGAAAGCAAGAAGGATTTAATTCTGGATCACTCGCAAAAGGTCGTAATCAGGTTAGTATGAGGGTGTGGAGATGAGTGCAGGAGAATTCGACATCAACATTGAGCAGGGTGCCACATTCGGGTTGGATATCTCATACAAGGATTCTGATTCAGTCTTGATTCTTCTTGGGTCCGGAGGTTATAGTATCCGTATGCAGATTAGGGAAAGTCATGGTGGGACATTGATTGCTTGGGGGGATAGCGAATATACGACTGATAACGCGAATAGACCATCTGATGTCACAAGTTCAACGGATACTACAAAGAAGATAATAGATTTTACAAAGGCGGATACTTCCCCTAATTTGGTGTTGGCGATTACTGGGGTTAATACTGCTGCACTTACACCTTCCCAGTTTGATGGAGCGGTTTACGATATAGAAGTGATTGTTGGTACTACTGTTGACAGATTGATGGAAGGTCGTGTTTACCTATCAAAAGAGGTGACAACATGAGTTTACGGAATACTATAGGAAGAACTGCAAACCTTGTTGAGGTTCGTGCACCCGGATCACAAGGTGCTGCCGGGGCAACTTGGAGGGGGACTTGGGCCGCAGGAGTGACATATAATCAGAATGATCTTGTTCGATACCTTGCTAATGGGAATCTCTATTTCCACAGTAATGCAACTGCTTCTCTTTCCGCAGACCCAAGTAATTTACCGACTAATACATCAAATTGGGACTTGTTTGCTTCTATACAAGATGCAGAGAAATGGTCGAATGAAATCAGACATACTCTGTTTACTAATGCGGGAGGAACAGTTACAGGGTATTCTGCATTGCATGGTTCTCTTCAGAGTAAGGATTGGGCATCAAAAATAACTGGTTTCGTCTCGAAAGATACAAAAAGTGAAACAGCCGCAGGGATACCTAGCATAGCGGCAAATGTCATTACATTCGAGAAGGCACATGGATTTACAGTAACATCTCCATTCACTGCAATCCGATTCCGTGTAATACGAAATAGTGATTATGCTAGTACCGTTACATTACCAGCAGGTCTTACATCAGGGGCCGTTACAGATGCAACAGATGGGTCTATACAAAGTGCGGTGTTTTATGTTAAAACAGTTCCTGCCACAACAACTATGACTCTTTCCGCTACTGACAGTGGTGGAACATTAACAGTAAGTGGTGGAACCGGGACGCTTACGATAAGTGATGAGTTATCTGCAAAAGCATGGTCAGTCGGGGGTACTGAGGTAACGACAACTGCTGGGAGGGGGGCAGCAAAAGAGTGGGCAACAACCACAAGTGGAGCAGTAGATACAGTTGATCACTCTGCAAAAGCATGGGCAATTGGTGGGACAGGGATAACTGATACAGCAGCGCACGGTTCGTCAAAGGAATGGGCAATTGAAACTTCGGGAAATGTTGATGGAACGAGTTACTCTGCAAAGGAGTATGCCCAAGGGACTCAGGCTAGTACAGGAGGTTCAGCAAAAAACTGGGCAACTCAGACTGCTGCTGATGTTACTGGGGCTTCTTCCGGGGATATGTCCTCAAAAGAATGGGCATTAGGGACACTTGGGCGCGGTCAATCAGGAGAAGGCTCCGCAAAAGATTGGGCAACTTATACTGCTGGTACAGTTGATAATGCTGGGTACTCTGCAAAGTATTGGGCAGATACGGCTGCAACAACTTATGATTCATTTGATGATCGCTATCTTGGCGCGAAGTCCTCTGACCCCTCGGTAGATAATGATGGAGCTACTCTGATTGATGGTGCGTTATATTTTAATACATCTGCGAATAACCTGCGGGTTTACGATCTTGGTAATACCACATGGATTGCCATCGCACTACCATTTACAACTGGAAAAGCCATTGCAATGGCAATCGTTTTTGGATCATAGAAAGGAATAAAAATGGCAAACCCAAATATAGTAAGTGTAACCAGCATCTATGGTGAGTCGATCGGGAAAGCTCTCGCTAGTACAGATGTAACAACTGTTATGCTGACAGTTGCAACTAATAAGTTGCTTAAGATTAACTACATATCCGTTACAAATACTCATGCAAGTGTTGCAACTGATGTTTCTGTATCAATTACAAAGGCAGCATTTACATCTGCTGGTGTAGCAGGTGGAGATGATGAAGCTGGTGTTCATTTCCTTGCTTCGACAGTTAATGTCCCGGCAGATGACGTTTTGATTGTTTTGGATAAGCCAATTTATCTGATGGAAGATGATAACATAGAAGCTGGTGCAAATCCAGCAACTGCGGATATTTTCATTTCTTATGAAGTCATAGATGACGCATAACAACGGAGATTGAGATGGCACGATTATTAGCTCGAACAGGATTGGTTGAAGGAACGCCAATAAATGATGAATCTGGATGGATCATAGATGATCCTACTATGACTCAGGGATCAGATGCAACAGGTGATGTTTATTATCGTGCAGCAAGTGGAAAATTAACAAGACTAGCAACAACCGCAGACGGTCATGTATTAACCTCAACTGGTGTTGGTGCTGTTCCTGCTTGGGAAGAAGGC